GAATGTACTTTTTTGTGGTTTAATCTTCCATTCGTTATTAATAATATTTTTATGATAATACTTGTAGTTTTTGTTTCTAGCTTTACCAATCTTATCAATTTTCTTTAGCTGGTTGATACCAATAAAAGCTTGCAAGTCTGTTGCTCTTAAATTAAAGCCAGGGTAGTAGAAGGTATATAAAGCTCTAAAATCACTAATTTTATACTTGTCTCTTAATTCTTTTTGTTGTTTAACTGGTAAGTCTCTATCCCAACCATGAGATCTAATTGATAAAAGAATATGATATAAATCTTCATCGTCAGTACAAACCATACCACCTTCTATTGTTGATATATGGTGACCGAAATACATTGAGAACGTTGACATCTCACCAAAGGTGCCTAATTTCTGACCGTGGTACTCAGAACCCATAGATTCGCAAGTATCTTCTATTAACATGATGTCGTTGTCTTTACATAACTTTACGATCTCATTCATATGATTTGGAAACCCAAGTACATGCACAAGAATAATAGCTGACGGCTGTTCTTCTTTAATAATTTTCTTTAAGTGTTTAATATCTAAACCTAAGTTATCGGTATCACAATCACACATAATAGGGTTGATACCCAATTGAACCGCTGGTGATACTGTTGTAACCCAAGATACGGCTGGTACAACAATTTTGTTATTGCGTAGTTTACCAGATAACATTAATGAGTATATGGCAGCTAAATTTGCTGATGAACCAGAGTTAACGTAAACTGAATATTTTCTACCTAACCATTCAGACCAATCTTTTTCAAATTGAACTGTCAAATCACCCTTGGTTAGCTTTGGGTTGGTTTTTAACCATTTGATTAATTGTTTAATGTCTTTATCATCAATGGTGTCTTTAACTAATTGAATCTTTGAATTTTCTAATGTCATTTACTGTGTCTTTAAGTAAGTTATTATATTTAATATCTGTTTTTAAAAAATATGGTTCTCTTGTATTAACAAATGAACTTAAATTTTCTGTTACATATTCCTCATAAATAATACTAAATTCTTTTAATAAGTCAATGTAAAATTGCCTAACATTTATTAAATTACCAGAACCAACAATAACATCCGATTCAGTGTTTAAACTAGCTTCAACAATTAATCTTGGGTGAATTATATCACGGGTAAAGTTTAGGTCTCCAACGGTAATATGTTCTTTATTTAAAATAACATTCATAAACTTTGAGAATAAGAATCCTTCTCTCCTGTATGGTGAATTAAAATTAAACGGGTAAACCATTTTAATATCAATACCCTCAGCTCTTAATTTCAATATTTCGGCATGTAACATTTCTTTAGAGCCTATGTACGGTGAGAAATTATAATAAAAAGGCATATTTAAATCAATCTCTCCAGTATAATTATTCCATAATTCACTTGTCAAATAAACAACAAATGTTTTAGTGTAAGGAGACATTTCTTTAATCACTTTAATGGTGTAATCAACGTTTGTTTCTTTAAAAAAATAATAATCAGATGTTAAGAATGTTCTTTGTTCAGCGAACGCTAAAAATACCTTATCAAATTGTTGGTTACCGACTTTTTCTGGTGTAAATTCTCTGGACGAAACAGTTAGTATTTCATTATCCAACTCCTTAAAATAAGGCGTTAACTGGCTTGTATTACCTATTATTAAATTCATATTAATTGTAAAAATATATTCCGTTATAGTTAATGGTATGATCACATTTTATAATCTTCTCACCATAACCATCTATAATTAATTTAATTTCTTTAACGTTACCAATTACAGGTCTAACATTATACGTATATAATTGTAAGTTAACTGTATCAATTAAAACATCGTCATAATATATTTTAATTTCATAATCTTTACTACCGCTTTTTAAATAATGTGATTTGTTATGTAGTACTAAAATTTTATCATCGTTAATATTTGTTGGCATGACAGTAAGAAAGGTGTCTATTAAATTCTTCTCGGTATGTCTTCTATCATTAATACCCCACTCCATTAATTCACTACCATTTTTTATTAATCTACTAAAAGACTGTTCAGTGTTATTGATTAAATTTAATTGGTTTTTAAATAAATTAAAAACAACAGCTTCGTAAGCCAAATTTAATTTATACTTTCTAACATTATTTAAATCACACCAAGTATCTTTTTCACTAGGTAGTGTAAAATTTTCACACATATATTCTACATCAGCAAACATAAATGTTGTAAATAGTATGGGGTATTCTTTATTACCTAAATCACCGATAACACCAGATAGTTTATAGCCTTTTTTTAATGATGATAAATTCTCATGTATATAATCAAAACTACCATATTTCCAAATATTATCATCTTCGGTGTAAAAAGCTGATTTATAACCCAATGATTTAGCTAAGTTAAAACCTAATTTAATATTTTTAGTTATTGTTGAATTAACGTTAGACCAATAATGTCTAATAGTTGAATTTTCATATTCTGTAAAGTCGTATGGGAAATCAAAAATACCGTTATTATATAATTCATAATAAAAATCTTTACCAATAATCTCATTATCTTTATTTGTTAATACATAATCAACTTCAGATACTATATTTTTTGGGACGTAGCAACCACTTACTATTAATATCGGTATATTTAATTTTTTAAGATAACTAACTTGTTCCTCAAGCATTTTAATTTTGTTATCATTACTTGGGAATGCATTTATTATGATAATATTATCCTTCATAAATTAAATTTGAGTTGTACACAGTTAACCAATGTTCAATCATCTCATCTAACATAGACTCAAACGTATGTGTTGGTTTCCATGTTGTATGACTTGTTAATTTTGAGTTGTCACCTTTTAAATTATTTAACTCTTCAGATCTTAAAAAAGCTGGATCTTGTTTAACAAACATCTTCCAGTCTAAATCTAATTTACCAAATACATACTCAACCAAATCTTTAACTGAATGTGATATACCTGTTGAGCATACATAATCGTTAGGTTTGTCTAATTGTAATATTTGCCACATAGCTTCAACATAATCTTTAGCGTGTCCCCAATCTCTTGTAGCGTCTAAATTACCCAATTTAAGTTCATGTGCTAAACCTAATTTAATCATAACAGCTTGCTTACATACTTTATTAGTTACAAAGTTGGTACCTCTTCTTGGTGATTCGTGGTTAAATAAAATACCGTTTGATACAAACATATTGTAAGCGTTACGATAATTTTTACATATGTTGTATGAAAAAACTTTAGCACACCCATATGGTGATACTGGGTTCATTGGTGTTGTTTCTCTTTGATATCCATCGATATCGATGGAATTACCAAACATCTCTGAAGATGACGCTTGATAAATTTTAGGGTTAATATCTAAAAGTCTAACCGCCTCTAATAAATTAATGGTACCAACTCCAGTTGCTTGTACTGTGTATAGTGGTTGGTCGAATGAAACTCTAACATCTGACTGAGCAGCTAGATTATAAATTTCATCTGGTTGAACTTCTTTAATCACACTAATTAATGAAGATAAATCTGTTAGATCAGCATAATGCAAAGTTATTTTATCTTGTATAGATTCAAGTCTAATAAAGCTATTTTCTTTTATAGAATTTCTTTTAATTGTACCATGAACTTCGTAATTTTTGCTTAATAATAACTCTGCTAAGTATGACCCGTCTTGACCTGTTATCCCCGTAATTAATGTTTTTTTCATTTTATAATAATAGTAATTTTGTTTAATTTATCAAGAGCTACTTTTTATATTTTTCAATATAATCTGAGCAAATTCCGTAGGCTGAATCGAGATTATCGTCATTTAATTCTGGTAGAACGGCAACGCTACCTTTAATTGGTTGTTTACCAGGGTAAGCCCAAATATAACCACGGCTTGTTAGTGTAATAGTGTCATTTTCGTGCCAAAAATAATTAAGGTTAGATCCGTTGGGGTCTAGAAGGTTAAATTTCTCCATAACTTCAATATCCTTACAATGTAACCATAATTTATTATGGTGTTTTTCCAACCAATCAATATCTAATTGGTATTGTGGTTCATCATGTCCTAAAAATAATTTACCATCTTTAATCCTAACATCCACCTCAACATCATAACCTAAATTAATAGCTGTTTCAATATAAGACGGTCTATTCTCGTATTCTTTCTGAATACCATTAATGTTACCTCTATGTGATATTAATTTCATTTTTTATAATTTTCTAAATAATATTTTAAATCTTCTGGTGTACCTAACCCCCACATACCTTTAACATCAAACACTCTGATTTTTTTACAGTCTTCTATGGCTTGATTAAACACTGGGCAAACATAAAATTCGTTGTTTACTCTGACGTTTTTTTCAATCATTTGTTCAGCGTATTTAACAAAATCAGAACCATGTTTCCAATAGTAATAACCAACGGTGGCATTATCAGATATTGGATTCTTCTCAGCTACCTCTGTAACCAAACCACTATCATCTATCTTGGCGAATGACCATTTTGGGTGTGTTGCTTTAAATGTTACAATACCACCATCAGCATCAGTTTCATTCATTTTATACATGAACTCATTACTATCCCATTCAACAAATTGATCTGAGTTTGCAAAAAATAAAGGTGCGTCACTGTCTATATATTCTTTAGCTAATAACGCTGTACAAGCCGCACCTTCGGTTACACCATCCGTTTCAACAATCTTACAACCAGGTGCAATTAAATTTAATAATGTATCTAAATTATATTTTTCACGATGTGCTTTTTGAACAACAAAAATATAATTAGCATCAATGTTTAAATTATCAACAACGACCTGAATCATTGGTTTATTGTTCACATCGATTAATGGTTTCGGGAATGTATAACCAGCTTGTTCAAATCTAGAACCTGCGCCAGCCATTGGGATAAGTACATTCAACTTATTGTCAGTCCATTTTGGTGTCATTATATTGTTTCCTAATTGTATTTTATTTAATTTAATAATTACGTTGCTGTATGTAACATCGTTTGGGTTATTCACTCTTAGTACGTGTGATTTACTTCTTGATGCGGCTAATAAACCGTATGGGGAATCTTCAACTATTAAAGTCTCTTCTGGTAAGCAACTCATCATGGACATACCCTTCCAATACATTTCGGGGTGTGGTTTTGAATTTTTTACATCTTCATTTGATAATATTAAATCAATATACTCAATAATACCTAATTTAGATAAAACAGTTAACACTGTCTTACGAATGCTATTTGAACAGACAGCTAATTTATAACCATCATTAACCAAATTACTCATGGTATTAATTAAAACGTTACTTGGTTTTAATTCTCTTAAAGCCTCTAATGTATACTTTTGTTTATCTTCCCAAATCTGTTTATGTTTATTAACTGGTAAACCTTTTCTAATAGTTAGCATATCTAACTTCTGTTGTGTTTTTAACCCGTCATATGTTGATAGGTGTTCATTCCATTCAATAGCATAATCAAAACCTAAAGCCTCATTTAAAGCATCAAAATGTATTGTTTTAGCTTCAACCAAAACACCATCAAGATCAAATATTATTAATTTTATTTTATTATCCATATATTGGAGTTATAATATTATTTTTTATGTTTTTTACTTCAATAGGGTAATCTTTATTGAATGTGATATCAAAGTTATGTGAATATGGTACATCTAATTTTAGATGTTCAATATAATGACTTAATACATGTTCCGCATTTTTAAAACTACTTAAATACGTTGGGGTTTGTTTAATAAACCATAAGTAACATTCTGAAATACTATCAATTACATTAGATTTACCAGCAAAAAATAAATCACAAAATATGTTGTCAGTATATGTGATATGTAAATAATTCCTATCAAGTGTTAAGGAGTTAACTTTAACATCAAATCGACTTCTAATAACAAAATCATATTTAAAATTGTTATTAAACTCATATTCTTTTTTAAGTAAATTTGATTTATATATTCGGTAGAACATCATACCTATATGCATTAAAAACGCATTATTTGTTGTTTTAATACCTTCGTACTTTGACATTTCACGGGGTATAAATTTTTCAAATGTAAATTCATGACTTTTTGGTTTGTATAAATTGACTATATCGTCAATATTAGCTAAGTCAGTACTTACATTGTTTTGAGAATGATATGATATGTAACTTGGAGTATTATTATTAGGTAAACCAGATTCCATACATGATGAAATAAAGTAATCCGTCTCAAACGGCATGTTCGGAAAATTATCTTTATAGTTCCTACTATGTCCAGATAAACATGTTGCTACTCTCATACGTCTTTTGCTTTTTCAAATTCTTCTGGTGTTAACAAACCTCTACCATATTTTTCAATTCTTTCTTGGTATCTTTTCTTAACCCTTCCATTAATGGGTATTGAGTTACCCTCATCATCAATCCTAACAAACTTTATGTTGGTGTGGGTTACTATTTCCTGTAAGCCAGTGTGTACATTATGTTTTCTAACTTCAATATAAAGTGAAATTGATGTATTACCAAATTCCAGTACCTTACCATAAATTTTTAATAAACTACCAACTTTAACAGATTTTTTAAAAACAAGTTCATCAATTTTGATTGTAACCATTCTTGGTGTGTCTGAAATTTGTGATGCATAAGATAGTGCAGCATCATCAATTAAACACATAAGAATACCACCAAACATATTTTCGTTAATACCTATATCACCTTTTTTACATATATAAGTTGTGATTAATTCCATGTTACAATAATAATAAAAATTTTTAAAAAAGACAATAAAAAAAGGGACTATTTTTATAGTCCCTTTAGTGGAAGTGGAGAGATTCGAACTCTCGTCTTGCTTAGCTGTTGATTAACTCTCGTTCACATGTTTATTCTATTTTTCTTAATAGACAAAATATTCGGTTTCATTAACCCAGAAGACCGACTTACTGGAGTACCTTTTTTAGATTTCCCAAATCCTACCTGGTTACTATTAGGGTTTTTACAGATTTTTCTGCTGCTGGTAGCTTACGCTACTTCTAGATCTGCAAACTCAACAGGCTGTCCGTGTAACACGATGTTACCTTCAGCGTCAATATAGCTTTCGCCATTTACTTGTTTTTACATAGGTCATTTTAAGTGTTTCCAATGCTAACACTACATGCATCAAATTAAAGAACTAGTCTACCAATCGATTCCAGGTCACCCCCAATTGTTAGTATAAATATGTTGAAATTTTACAAAGTCAACACGGTACCAAGGGCGGGACTCGAACCCGCACGCCATTTTGTAGCAAGGGATTTTAAGTCCCTCGTGTCTACCATTCCACCACCTCGGCATATTTGCTTGTACAAAAGTAGAAACAAACTAATGAATAAACAAGTTTTTTTAAATAAATTTTAAAACTTTTTTCAAATTAGGTACCATATCTAGCGTATAATACGATGACATTTCATTATTAACGTAATATGTTTTAAAATTAACAATTGTATTATTTGAATTGTATTTAACAGAATATAAAAAATGTTTGTGCGTTTCAAATTCCTTTATTTCATAAATTAAATTATTTTTAGATATAAAATTATTAATAGAACTTAAATCAGAAATAAAATAATAATCTACAACCACACCATCGTTGGTAATATCATAACCAGTTAAGATCATATTTAAACCTTCTTTAACATCATTATTATCCGCATAAATTTTAACACCAACAATATTATTATCTTTATCCCTTTTAATTGAATATTGTGTAAAAACCTCAAAATTTAATATAAAATCAGGGTTTAGTTGATCTAACAAATGTTTTATTTCACTTACATCTTTAGCAATTAAATACTGACTATCCAATTTATCACTTGTTGTAATAAACTTAGCTTCTTTTTTGTCACCAATAGTAGCTTTTATATCACCATTAAGGTCAATATAAAAATCTTTTAAATCTTTTATTTCCATACTACAATATTAAACAATGTTTTTCAAAAAAACAAATAAACTTTAAAGTTGTCCCGTCAGGACTCGAACCTGAACTACCAGAGTCAAAATCTGGTGACCTGCCATTAGTCTACAGGACAATATATTGGTACCCTCGGTCGGACTCGAACCGACACGCCTCTCGACACGGTTTCTAAGACCGCTGTGTATACCATTCCACCACGAGGGTATATTGTGGCTTTAACAGGATTCGAACCCATACTTCACCGTTCGTAGCGGTGCGTGCTATCCAGTTACACCATAAAGCCGTAAAAACAAAAAACCCCAGACGCTTGGCGACTGGGGTTTCTCTATTCATAGTTGTGTATAATCTTCTAATTACATATGAACATAACATTCCCCAGACCCTTTTTGTAAGGGTTGCAATAGTTGCTGGCGTTGTAATGTTATTCTCATGTTCTTATATATAGTTTAATTTTTACAAAAGTAATTATTTTTTATTTAATAAACAAGTTTTTTAAAAAATTTTATTTATTGTATCTCAAGAATGCATTTTCTGATATGATCATATAATCAACATTACCTTTAAATAACACTAATGTGGTTGCGTTAGTATAACTCATAGCGGATTTAAGATAATGGGTAAAGTTATCAACCCAACCAGAAACAGTATATTCTACCATGTTTTTCTTAACAATACCCTCAGATGTTTTAATATTAGTTCTACCCCAATCAGCTTGAACTTCTTTAGTTGACATACCTCTAAATGTTTTATATAATGGGATATCAACATCTAAATAATTTTTAGCAACCTCACTATATTGATCAATTACCTCATCTTTACCGTTTGTTGTTTCGCCAGCACTTTCTAAAGCTTTATTAAGTATTGAACCTAACATCACATAATCAGCACCAAGAGCCAAAGCTTTAATAACATCTGAATATTTTTTAAACCCACCATCGGCTACAATTTTAGCTGCTTTAGGCAATCTTTTTGATATTTCAAATGATTCAGAAATTAATGATGCCATTGGGTAACCAACTCCTGTTTGTTGAGTTGTTAAACACCCACCACCATTACCAATACCAATCCTGATATAATCAGCCCCAGCGTTTGATAATAATTCATATGTTTCTGGATTGGCAATGTTACCAACCATAATAACCAACTGATCACCATATTTTTCTTTAGCTTCAATCAATGCTATTTGTAATGCTGGCATATGACCATTAGCAATATCAATTAAAGCATACATTATAGCTCCACGATTATCTGGTGTGCTCATTAAGAACACATCTCTAAATTCTCTCAAACCATATGATAACCAAAGACTCATATTGGTTGATATATATGTTGAATCAACATCTTGTTTTCTTGGTAGGATAACTCTAATACCTTGTTTAATAAAGTAGTTAGCATTAGTTTCATTTACAACAGTATCCATTGGGGCTGTAAATATTGGTAACATATCTTCCAAATCTAACACATCAATCTGTGTGCGTGAGTTAATATCTGTTATAACCGCTGGTTTAATCAAAATATCATCAAAATCGTATTTCATCATTTTTTCTTTTTAAGTTAAAACCCCCCAAATTTTGGTATGGGGGGTATGTTGTTATTAAATTCCGTAACGTTGTATTAAACGCCCGATTGTACGTGCAGAAACGCCTAATGCTTCACCTGTACGAGTTTTCACGTTATTGTTTTGTTTCAATGTGCGTGACAATGTTGTTTTGTTAATACTTGAGATGTATTGCGCACGATTGTACATGTTTTCAGGTACAACACGTTTTACAATAACATCACCTTTTCTGTTTTTAGTTACATTGTATTCGTAACCAGGATTATTATTAGTAACTGCGCTAGTAACATTAGCGACTTCGCTGCGATCAGCACCATTGATGGTGATCGACTCATTAACGGACATCTTCTTGATGTCGGTTGATGAGATTCTATTTGTATTTGACATAAATTAAATAATTATGATACAATAATAAACAATAAAATCGGTATTGACAAGTAGTCGGCAAAGAAATTTTAAAATATTGATAGAATTAGTTGTTTCCAGCCACATCAGAAAAGCTGCCCCTTCTGCGTTGTTTAAAGGAGTCCGATTGCAGCCTCATCCTACTGGGTTAACAACAATATGTTTGATAAACAGGGGTCGCAGCCGCCTCTCCCTTGTTTATCTAGTACTATCCGTGGCACGATGCGGCTTGACCCTGGATATGTGTTGAGCGGTAGGGAGGACTCGAACCTCCATCTCCAGCTTGGAAGGCTGGAGTAATAGCCCTTATACGACTACCGCAAATTCCCCCACCCTGAGATTATAGATGAGTAGTCATATCGGTTTTCTTGCTTTCAATAAACCTGCTGGGCATCCCCGCTGAAATTAGTCAAACTACTGGGAGCTTCTGTTACCTAGCTTTATTCCCATGAAAGAGGCGTTAACGATGTCCTCTTCAGTACCGATCATAGATTAAATGAGTCTTTGATTAGACTGCTGGGTATCTCTAACCCATTGAGCGGTAGACAGGATTCGAACCTGCGACCCTCACCTTGGCAAGGTGATGCTCTACCAACTGAGCTACTACCGCAATTTGGGTAGGATCGGATCTAGAACCGCCTACCGAGACCTTGTCGTTAACTTTCGTCAGAGCGTACCAAGACACCATGGTTGCGGGGGTGAGATTCGAACTCACGACCTACGGGTTATGAGCCCGTTGAGCTAACCACTGCTCTACCCCGCAATCTTTTTATAACTTTTTAACTAGATATTCGTGACCAGAATCAGAGTTTGCTTCAAAAATATTTTTCATATTTGTTGCCTCTTCTTCAGATTCAAATTCCCAAATTTCATTTTGTCCTTCTAAAATAATAACAGGAAGTTTAACCTTGTTACTATTTTCAACCATTTTTACAATTACCCACATATTTTTTTATTTATTTTAGTAGCCCGCACGAGAATCGAACTCGTCTCTCATCCGTGAAAGGGATGCGTCCTAACCGATAGACTAGCGGGCCATTTAGAGAAAGGCTTTGGGTCTTTCAGGGTTTCTGACGGTGCCAATGGCTTGCAATCACGTTACTGAAAACCCTTTTTCACGCTTTAACCTACTAAACACCATTACAGCTTACACCACCTTTCTCTTGTGATCCCGACAGGAATCGAACCTGTAGCCTACGGTTTAGAAAACCGTTGCTCTATCCGATTGAGCTACGAAATCAAATAAATAAAACACAGGATGCATTTATACGTGCTCTAACCAACTGAGCTAACCGCCCCGAAGGACGGTATGGGACTCGAACCCATGACCACGAGGTTAATAGCCTGATTTTTAGTTGCGGAAGTCATCCTCTTTGTTTTATTTGCGGCTCCAACGGGATTCGAACCCGTACCACGCACCGTGACAGGGTGGTATTGTAACCATTCAACTATGGAGCCAATGCGACAACATCACAACTATATGTTATCAGTTACGATATCCTTATGTTAATAAGTAAGTAGGAGATTTAAAAATCTCAACCGTATCTTTTGTTTACAGTTTATAGTTTACTGTAAACGTAATTTTTTAATTCTACCAATATGTCAAAGAACATGAGGAAAACCAGAGTTTTACGGCAAATTGCCAACCTCAAAATGAGCCTCCTATCGGAATCGAACCAATGACCTACTGATTACAAATCAGTTGCTCTACCAGCTGAGCTAAGGAGGCTTATTATTAATATTATAGGTATTTTATAAGTTTGTTATCATCATATTTTGAATGTTCAATGTGATGACAATTGGCACACAATATAACACATTTATCTAATTCTTTTGTTATCTCAAACCAAGACTTTGAATGTTTATGTGATGAGATGTTAAAATCTTTATCATTTGGTTCTGTATGATGAAATGTTAATGCTGCAATATTTTTATAGTACCCACACTTTACACATTTACCACCAAGATACTCAACACTTTTTATTTTAAGTCTAAGTCTACGTAATCTAGTAACACAAGTTTTACATTTAGTATTATTTTTTTTATTTTCACCTAAATTTTTATTACAAATAACACAATCATTATTTTTTTCTTTTTTGATTTGAGTTAAGTTATTTTTTTTAACCAATCTACTAATTGTTGTTCTATGTAACCCTATTTTTTCCGAAATTTCAGAAAAATTTAAACCTCTACTAAGTAGCTTTTGAATTTCTTTAATCATAATAAACTATTTTAATATAAATAGTTTAAAATATGACAAGAGATTTTCAAATATTGAATATCTTATGTGGTACCGCCAGGAATCGAACCTGGGACACCGAAATTTTCAGTTTCGTGCTCTACCAACTGAGCTACGGTACCATTAAAATACCTATAATATGTCAAAGAACTTTACTGCTACCGCACCAATTTACAACTCTTCGGGATGTGTTGTTGTTTCATTAAAAGTGAATTTTGTATAAGTTGCCGAATACATCCCCGAATTGTTTCACAAAAGTAAGAACTATTTTTTCAATAACCAAATTTTAAATGAAAATTTTAACAAAAAAAAACCCGAACGTTTGTTCGGGCTTTCTAAGTTTCTGTTTTTATATTAATTACAGTTACGACAATAGAAAGCCCTTGGATGAGTCCTCGCCTCTTCCAAAAAATCTATTCGTTGTATTTGTAATTGTAATCATTGAAAATTTGTTCGTTTTGTATAAATATACACAAGTTTTAAAAAAAACCAAATTTATTTTAATTTTTTTATTATTCTGGTAAAGTAAATCACTTTTTTTGTCTTTTTAAGACTTTCTTTTATTGGTTCATCGTATAGATCCAAATAAAAAGATGCTTTATTGTAGCTTAGTATGTCAACCGTCAAATCATCAACAGAACAAAGAAATATTACATCAGTATCACTTGGTTTTGTGATTAATTTATCTGTTGGGTGAAATGACCAACTAGTTCCATATGTTTCACTTTGCGATTTAGATTGTGCTTTAACGTGTATATCAAAACCAGCAGTTTTTAAATCAGCGTCAAATGATTTATTTTCTTTACTGTAAATTTTTAAATCTGGTTCATCAAGTTCGTGTTTTTCTTTTAAATATTTATAAACAGCAAACTCACCAATTTTACCAACAACAATGTCGTTAAAAATCTTATGAACATTTTTTTGATTTCTTCTAGCGTATGCGTCAAGATTAGTTTGTATTGAATCATGAGCAAATTGTACACATCTTAAATAATCCTTTATGTCTACATTATATGTTAATATTTTATTCATTAGTATATGAAAGTTGTAAATCCTGTGTTTCCTTTATCGTCTTTAATAAAATTAATGTGTTGCGCTTTTCCATCTTCATGGATAATAACATGTGATTGTAACCATGAACTAGGCCCTATATTGTAACCAACTCTTAACGTTGTTGATGTACCAACAGCCAACGCACCATCTTTTCTTCCTGGTGAATGGTAATGACCAACTACAATCTTAGTATTAAGTGTCCTGAATTGATTTAAAGACCCTCTGCTGCCATTTGACCCAACATCACCATGTTGACCTAACTCCCAGTTTTTAACCTTATAAGAAGCGTTCCTCTTCAATGTAATAAAATTAGGAAATCTATTATTGATGATCTCAGGTATAACACCTCTAATATTATCATTAGCGTATTGTTTTAACAACATAGTACTGTACTCCATATAAACTAATGAGTTTTTACTTGTTGGTTGTTTCTTCCAATCTTCATTTTTTAACCATCTATCCAAAAAATCATCATGGTTACTCCTAACGATAACAACATTTTTATAATCTCTAAACGACTCTAACCCATTCAACATATTATTAATTTCATTCTCCACTGAATTGGTGTTCTTTACTTCTTTGGCATACTGCATAAAAGGATCTTTCATCTCATGGTGGCTAATTGAATTACCATCAAACACATCGTGTAGTATAACATGTTCTGGTTTAATCGCTTTAAGCATTTCATGCGTTGTATCAATAACATCTTGATCGTGGTGACCGTAGTGTATATCACCAAATACAATTGCAGCTAATTTATCAATTTTATTAACAAGACCATTTTCAACTCTATAGTATAAGTCAGTAAAATTACCATTCTTATCATCAGCTGTTACTTGTCTAACATAAAAAATTTCTTTGTCTTTTATCTCAACAACGACAAAACCATACGTGTGGTGAAACTCACCTTTCTTACCAGATTTAGAATCTGTGTAATTCATTTTAGTTACGGAACCAGTTGTTAACATCATTTTAGGTTTATTACCCTCAAGAACTGATATCATTTCCTTCTGAACTTTTGGTGCACCAAAGATACATGAGTTAATACCACTAACACCTTGTAATCCACTCATAGGGTTGGTTGCTGTTGGTTGTATCTTAAAGTCAGACATAATAGCTAAATACTTATGTATAT